ACCACCCCCGCAAAAAGTCAAAGGACTTGGCTGATGCTGTGTGTGGAGCAATATTTGGGGCAATATCACATACCCCAAAAAATATAGACACTGAAGTAGAGGTTCATACTTTTAAGGATAGACCAAAAACTCCAGAGGAGCAATTTGACTTAGAAAGTCGCAATGTGATACAATATAAACCTAGCCAAATAGAAGAGATAAAAGACTATTTGGACAGACTAAAAACACTATAAACAAGGAGAAATAAGTAATGAATTCATTCAAGAAAATCGCACTAGCCATGGTTGCAGCCATGACTTTGGGCACAATCGTAGCAACACCTGCAAGTGCTGCTGTAATGACAGTCGCTGTCGATCTTGCTGGAACGGCTAATACAACCGCTTCTGCAATCGCAACACCTGCTGCATTGCCAGTACCTGCAGACAACACAGTTGACGCTGCTGACGCACTAAAGTTCGTCGCAACAGTTGACACAGGAACAGTCGTTTCTGTAGTAACAACAAACGCAACAATCGTGTCTGCACTACACACAACCGCTGCACCAGTAACATCGGCATCAGGCTCTTCAAGCCTAAGCATTGCAACTGGTACAGGAACAACTGCAACATTCTATGTCTATACAAAGACAACAGCAATTGGAACAGTGACAATCACCAACCAAGGAACTACTTTTACATATTATGTACAGGGTACTGCTGGTAAGATTAATAACCTAACAGTTTCTGCACCAGCATCAGGTGCTGCAGGAACAAAGCAGGATATTCTAGTAACAGCGACAGACGTATTTGGAAACAAGGTTTCTGCTAAGTCTCTAACTGCAACAGTATTTGCTGCAACAGCAACACTTGATTCAGCAACAGCATCAACAGGTGCTACACTTTCAGACTTTGGAGTTGCAACATTTAAGGCAACACTTCCAACAGTTGGAACACGAGCACTAGTTATGTTTGCTCCAACAACATCAACAGATGCAGTTGCTGCAGCAGTTGTAGGCTTGACTGCTCCAACACTTGCTCCATTTGCAGAGATCACAGTTCGTGATCTTGTAGGAGAACTTGCTGCTCAGATTGCTGCTAAGGATGCAGCGCTTGCTGCAAAGGCAATTTCAGATGCTGCAGTTGTAAAGGCTAACGCTGATGCTGCTGCTGCACTAGCAACAGAGAAGGCAGCATCTGCTGCTGCTCTTGCTGCGGAGAAGGCTGCTTCTGCTAAGGCTCTTGCTGATGCAAAGGTCGCTTCTGATGCAGCACTTGCTGCAAAGGATGCACAGATTGCTAAGTTGACTGCAGATAATGCTGCAGCGCTTAAGTCTGTAAAGGCTGCATTCAACAAGTTGGCTCTTCAGTGGAACAAGAAGAATCCAAAGGCAAAGGTTGCTTTGCTTAAGTAATTAGTCCAACACTAAAGGGGTTGCCAATTATGGCAGCCCCTTTTTGTTTAACAAAATGATAGAATATATCTATGTTTGATTTAATAAAAGAAGCAAAAAAGAACAAGCGTCCAGTTGTATTTGAAAAATATCAAATTCCAGAAATAAAATGGGAAGATATGATGAACCACATATACAACGAATCAGTAAAAACTAACAGGCATCTAATAGAAAAAGCAGAAAAAACAACCAACAGGGATCACTTTGACTACATAGGTAATATACAGATACAGGAAAAACTTTGGCTATCTCCTCAACAAAATAACCTGTTTGAAGAGTTTGTAGAAATATCAGACTTGCTATATATCCTAAACCAGGGTACAGACAATAGGTCTTGCGGATACTATAGAGAGTCACAGCATGACTGCAGTTCGGATTGGCACATACAGGGGATAAGGATGTCGTTATCTAACAGACATGTCAAGGATCACCATGACCCACATGACATTTTTTACTGGCAAATACTTGGTACATCTTTTTGGAAAATTGATAATGATGTTACATATATATTAAACCCTGGAGACTTGTTGTTTTTGCCACTTGAAAACTCACATCAGGTTTTATGTGAAGGGCCAAGAGCAGGCCTTTTGATTGATAATCTTAATAAAATGGTATAATCATCCTATCAGACATGTCGTCTGCAAGGGGGAAAGGTAATTAAACGACTACTAAGAATAGTAACAGCCACAGTTCTAGCCTTTGGCTGGCTACTTATAGCCCCCCAGGAAGCCCACTCTGATGATCCACTCACAGTAGCAGCCCAAGAAATACAGGAACTTAACGATAGCGTAGATGACCTTGGCTATCAAGATGATTTTATAGATCTTATAGAGATAGCAGAAAATAAGTTTGCTTCAGCCACAAATGCGAAGGAACTTAAAGATGATGCCTATGATGCCCACGAAGATGCAGTAGAAGCAGAAGCCACAGCCTTAGAAGCAAAGAACTTTGCCCAGTCAAATGTGGATGGGCAGACAGTCACAGTAGCCTTGGCCCTTGAACATAAAGACAACGCTCTTGAAGAAAAGAATGATGCTCAAGATGCACTCAGCATAGCCAACATAAATGTTCAAACCACCCAATCAAATATGCAGAGTGCTGGAGGAGCAGGTTTGGCATACACTGTTTATACTCTTGTTAGACAGGGTAATGTTGCTACCCCAGGATCTGTTCTTTGTTCTGGCACCTGGAACTCAAACTCTATGCAACTTCCAGTGTGCGGAAATAGATATGAAAACCTTATAGTTAAATTTACTGGACAGATAACAGTCCCTTCATGGTTTACACAAACCTACTTTGCAGGATATACGGATGATGGTTTTAGAATGTATGTTGACGGTCAACTTGCTGTTGATAACTGGGTAGAGCAAGGGACAACTTGGAGCGATTACTCTCCCGTATATGATGTTAGTGAAGACAAAACTTTAGATGTAGAAATATGGTGGTACAACGGAGGAGGCCCTGGATCCTACCTTCTTGGCTGGGGAATCCCTGGAGGGTGGACTGGTGCAGGTTGTGACTATGCTGGAAACCCAAGAGTATGGGGACAAAATTTTAGTTGTAATCTTAATACATTTTCTTCTGGATCAGGACCAACTCAATCACAAATAAATGCTTACAATGATGCTGTTGCAGCACAGGCTATAGCACAAACAAACTATAACAATAAATTGGCAGTATACAATGACAAACTAAGCGTATACAACTCTGAGAATACAACACTGTCATCAATGAATCAGGTTTTGCAAACCAAGACACAGGAACATCTTGATGCCATTGCAGATACAGAAGATGCTTTAGACTTGAAGAATAGCAGAATAGAAATATATAATCAGTCAATAACTGATTTAAATAATGCTATTGATGATGCATGGGATTATTATTATGAGCAGGCACAAAGAGAACTTAATGCTGCTATTGCTCAGGCAGCAGCCAATGCTGCAGCCAATCAGCCTACCCCAGAACCCACACCAGAACCTTCTCCAGAACCAACTGAAGAGCCAACGGATGAACCAAGCCCAGAGCCCTCACCAGACCCTACAGATAAACCAACTGAAGAACCCTCACCAGAACCATCTCCAGAGCCTACAGTAGACCCTACAGATGAGCCTACACCTGAACCTACCCCAGAGGTCACACCAGAACCAACTGAGGAGCCAGTTGTAGAGCCTACTGAAGAACCTACCCCAGAACCTTCACCAGAACCTGGACCAGATCCAGAGCCAGAAGATAATCCTTGGACTGAACCAGATGCAGAAATCAAAGATGAAGTATTAGCAGCCCTCATTCCTGAAAAGGGAACTGGTACATCAGAAGATTTATCTGGAGTTATTGCTAACCTTACAAGCAAGGATAATAAGTTAGTTATTCTTTCCCCTGAACAAGTTACAGCAGTAAGTCAAACACTCAAAGCATTGACGCAAGAAGCAAAAGTAGAAGTTGCAGAAGACCTTGGTATTAAGCCGTCAGAAGTTGCACAGATTGCTGAGCAGATGAAGTCTAACCCAGCACTTGCCTCAGCATTTGTTGAGTTCGCAGAAAGAGCAGGGGACGCAGGAGAAACTCCCATGCCATTTACATTAGCAGATGCAGTAACAGAAGTACAAACAGAAGCATTTCTTGAAGACCCACTTGGAGCAGTATTTGAAGTGGATGTAGCAGAACTCCTATCCAATTTCTCTGAGTTGGGTATGGACATGACAGACGATCAGAGAGAGAAAGCCCAGGAAGTCATTATCCCAGTAATCATTGTTTCACAGATTGCAAACGTAATGATTGGGATGAGGAGGTAATATGAAAATAATAACAAAGGTTGTGAAGGGATTCTTCACATGGCTAAAAGATGCAGGGGTGGAGATAATCGCACAAGCCTTTACCCTCCTTGGCTTCTTTATTGCATGGTTAACATTAACGGGATCAGCAAGAGACATTGTTGGTATTGCAGTACTTGCAACCACAGTAATCTGGCTAATAACAATCCCACTAAGAAAGGAGGACTAAATATGGCAACTAAAAAGGTAGTAGAGCCTCCTAAGAAGGAGCACCCACAAAAGGCAATCACTAATATCTTGATGAGAATCGTAGCAGTCTTTGCAGCATCTGGTCTATCAGTACTTGGTGCTGGAGCAGTAGTAGGAATTGACACAATGCAGGCAGTATTCTTAGCAGGACTATTAGGCGTAGCAACAGTCATTGAAAGACTGGCAAGGGCTTTTTTGGACGATGGAAAACTCACATTGGCAGAGATCAATGATGCGTTTAAGACGGTAGACAAAAAGGCTAATTAGTCATTATTGACGGTAGTTGACAGCCCTCTCTGGGCAATGGTATACTTGAGTATATCTATCTGGAGAGGGCTTTGTCATGACCTGTATTGCAGTTGTACGCCATGAAGATAAAATTTACATGGCTGGAGATCGTGGGGCATCAGATGATGGCACCATTCTAGCACTTGAAGCACCAAAGGTTTGGAAGATAGGCCCATACTTAATTGGATATGCTGGATCAATGGACGGAGAAAGAATCCGTTACAACTTTAAGCCAACACCACCTAACATTAAAGACACAGACAAGTTTATGCAGACAAGATTTATTAAAGAACTAAAAGAATTTTACAACGAGTTCTGGGTTGACACATCAAAAGACGGAGACCTTGGTTTAATTATTGCAGTTCGTGGAAACATCTATGAGCATAGTTCTGCGGACATGTCTTTATCTAAGTATACACTCCCATACCTTGCTATGGGGTCTGGAGCAGAGTATGCATATGGAGTTTTATATGCAACGGATAAGCAGAAAAATGCAAGGAATAGAGTAGTCCAAGCAGTAAATGCTGCAATTAAATTTAACCCATCATGCATGGGCCCAGTTGACATCGTCAGTCTATAGGAGTATACTTAGTATATGAGCGAAGAATTTGAACAGATCTTAAAGGACATTCAGAACATAGAGTCAAACTTTGATGAGTTTGAGATCTGGCTTGAAAATGGAATTGAGCGAGGATGGATAACAGAGCCGTTCTGCAATACTCATGATGGAGATCCATACATGACAGAAGAAGAACAGCAAGAATGGGAAGAGGGCGGAGATCCTTGCCAAGTAGTTTTAAAAATCAAACAATAACAACAACAATAAGGAGCAACAAAATGAAGAAAACACTACTAGCACTACTATCAATTGCACTTGCATTTACAGCACTTGCACCAGCACAAGCAGAAGATCAAAAGGTTTTAGCAATTATTGACACAGCAATTAACTCAAAGAATTTTCCATCAATTATTCATGAGGTCTGCTTTACAACTGTAAAGTCATCAGTTCCTTCTCAGAACATGTCTTGCCCTAACGGAGAACTGTTTATGGAAGGAAAGGGAGCAGCATCTGCACCATGGCCAACATCTTTAAATAATGCAACATATCACGGTGACACCATGGTAAAGTCTGCACTAACAGTTAATCCAAGTCTAAAAATTGTGTTTATTCGATTCAATGATGTAACAGTTTCAGGAAACTCACGAGGAGATGTGAAAGCATTAACTTCAGCAATCAATTGGGTATCACAAAATGCAGTAAAGTACAGTATTGATGCTCTTTCAATTAGCCAGGGGTCTGTAAGCGCAAACAATCTTGCACTATGCACAACTGACAAAGTTACAATTAGTTCAGTTGAACACCTTACTGCAAACAACATACCAGTTTTTGCTGCAACAGGAAATGATCGTAGACGAGATGTTGTGGCATTCCCTTCATGTGTAAACGGCGTAATCGGTGTAGGCGCATTGGGAAATGCAACACAACTAGAGGCAGCAACAAACACAGGTCCTGGACTTGATATGGTTGCTCCTGGTAAGGTTCGTATTACCAAGTACAATGGTTCTCCAACAGATACTGCTGGAAGTTCTGTGGCAACTGCAGTTTCTGCAGCCTCATATGTAAATCGCAACACCTTTAGCACCTTTGGAGAGTATTTATCTTCTCTTTCAAAGATTGTAATAGGGTCTGCCTCTTACATTCGTAATTAAGTATAAGTCCTGGGTATGACAAAAAACTACCCTTAAAAACATGTTATAATGTAGACATGAAATCAATCTATGACATTGCCCTAAACTCTGCAGAAGGCTCTGCAAATTACCTAGAACAGTATAAAGGAAAAGTAACACTGGTTGTAAATACAACAGTCGGCTGTGGCAATGCTAATCAATTAGAGGTTCTTCAATGGCTTCAGGAAAAGTATGAGGCACAAGGTTTTGAAATAATTGCTGTTCCAACCAATGATTATTGTGGTCCAGGAATTACTAAGGGTAAATGGTCTAAGGGAATAACATGTGGTCTAGATTCAAAGGCTTATGGAGAAGATGTTTACAAAACTACATTTAAGTATTCAGAAATGGTTTCTTCTATACCAGACTTAAAGGTTAATGAAAATATTGGAAATGGATTGCCTTCAGGTGTTAATGGACTTGGAGAGCCTAATCAAGCACCACACGAGTTATACTCTGAACTTTCATCACAAATGAAAGAACTGAGATCTATGAGAGACTCAATAGAAGAAGGATTCCCAGACGGTAGATATCTTTCCCCTTGGTTAAACCTAGGCTTCTATGAAGGACTAAGCATGGGCGGAAACTATGAAAAGTATTTGGTAGATAAGGATGGGTATCTTGTAAAGCATTTTACATCAACTATTCTAAATTATGATATTGAAAAAACACTAAAAGAGTTCCTTATTTCAGAAGGAGAGCCAGCAAGCATGGGAGAGGGTAGAACCATGGAAGTGTTTAATGAAGAATATGAAGTAGTATGCAAAGAAATAGAGAAGGTAATAGCAGGAGCAAAATCACCCCTCAATCCATCTCTAGTAAAAATATAATATAACCTTTTGACAGCAAGGTAATAGTTCTGCTATAATAGAACTACATGTCAATAAGGAGGCATACTATGGCAGCAAAAGGAAGTTTAGAGTCAATCATAGAGATTGCAAAGAAAGAATTGGGCACAATCGAAGGCCCTAAAGATAATGAAACAAAGTATGGTGCATGGATCAAGGTAAATTTTCAACCTTGGTGCCAGTCTTTTGTTTCTTGGTGTGCATTTACATCAGGATTAGATCCAAAGAAGTATCCAAAGTCTGCATCAACAGTTCAGGCATCAGATTGGTTTAAGAAAAATGAGCGTTGGTCAGATGCTCGTAATGATGATCCAACTCCAGGAGACTGGATCTATTTTGATTTCCCAGATGATGGTGTAAATCGTATTTCACATGTTGGTCTTTGTGTTAAGAATAATGGTGATGGAACAATTCAGGTTATTGAAGGAAACACTTCAGGAACTGCAAAGGGAGACCAAAGAAATGGCGGAATGTGCGTAGAGAAGACTCGTGCCTATGTAAAGAACAATAAGCCAAAGTTAATCAATGCAGTAGTTGGTTGGGGCCGTCCAGTGTATACTGGAGAAGAGAATGTCCCACTATTAAATAAGTTAGGTGCTGACAGTGTTGACACTGGCAAGGTTGTTCCACTAACTTATTGTCCTTCATTAGGTCGCAAAGTTCCTACAAGCGGTTTCCCAGGAAATTGTCCAGGAGCATCTTCAACTACACCTAGCAACAATGTTGATACGGGAACAGTTGTACCACTAACATACTGCCCATCACTTGGAAGAAATGTTCCTACAAGTGGTTTCCCAGGTAATTGTCCTGGCGCTGCACCAGCACCTGCAAAGAAAGCAGTTGCAAAGAAGCCTGCAGTAAAGAAGGTAAAGTAAGATGGAATCAACAAAAAGAACTTTACTAAAGACAGCAAGTTGGGAAACTTTTCACCTTGTAGGTGTTGCTGGAGTTATTTATATTTTCACTGGTGAGTGGGAGTATGCAAGCCTTGGCGCATTACTATATATCGGTTGGGAAGCACTAGGATACTTCTTGCATGAAAGAGTCTGGGTAAAGTTTGGTCAGAAGGTCAAGTAAATAAAACATTAAAGTTAAGGGGGTATGCTATGAGGATAATTTGTAGCATACCACCTAACTTTATTATGAAAGGTATCTTAAATGGTGAATCAACTAACTGAAAAATTGTTTGTGGTTGAAGATTTTATATTTTCAGATACCTGTGATTTCCTTATTGACGAGTTTTCAAAAGACTTAAAAAGTGTTGGATCTCCAGGTATTTTTAGAGGTCCTGTTGGGGATACCAATAAAAGTATAAACAATAAAACAATAAATAAAAATGCAAACACTATATCTGGAATGAATAAAATTTTAAATAAAAGTAAAAACTCTCATGAGAATATTGCCATAGACCTTTTTACTTCTATATGTACCAATATAGAAAAGACTCTTTCAGAAATATTTAAGAAAGACCTAGCATTAAAGTCTTATTTTTATAGCCATATGAAGACTGGCGGGGTCAACTCTTTGCATGTTGACAATTATTTTGAAGATCAATCAGATGATTTTTCTGCAATACTCTACCTATCTGATTCATATGAAGGAGGAGAAATAAATTTTCCACAAATAGGAATTGAGTTAAAGCCAAAACCTGGAACTCTTTTGGCATTTGTAGGAAACAAAGAACTAGAGCATGAAGTAAAGTATGTAAATTCTGGTGACAGAGTAAATATTATATTATTTTTAAACGAAAGGAGAAAACATGAGAATCAAGATTATTAAGTTTGTTGTAAAGGCTTTAGGGTATGAGTGGTCTGGAGACGAACTAAGACTACCAGTTTGGTATGTAAAAGAAAAGAAGAAAAAGTAATGGCATTATATGAATATAATTGCAACAAATGCAATGATAATTTTATTAAAGAAAGACCAATTGCGTCTGAAGATCCAGGGTACAAGTGTGATACTTGCAATTCAGATCTAACTCGTGTATACTCTAATGTAGGGGCAGTATTCAACGGTAGTGGATTTTATTCCACTGACAACAGAAAGCGGTAGTATAATGTTTACAATGATTAAAGATGAAGTAAAGCAAGAATGGCAGTTATCCCCAAAGGATCGCTGTGACAGATGTAATGCAGAGGCCTTGGTCCAGGTAACTGGAATTCCTGGAGACTTGCTATTTTGTGGTCATCACTATAACTCAATTATGTCTACTACAAAAGGATATAATAGCATGATGTCTTTTATGATTAGTGTTATAGATGAGCGTGAAAAGTTAGTTGAAAACAGAGCAAAGGGAGAGTCTTATTAATGTATGAGTACTATGTAAGAAAAGTAGAGAACGTAGTAGATGGAGATACTATCGACGTTCTTATTGATTTAGGGTTTGATATTCTATTTGCATCCCGTGTGAGATTGGCTGGTATTGATACCCCTGAGTCTCGTACCAAGGACCTTAAAGAGAAGGCCCTTGGTCTTGAGTCGAAGGAGTACCTAAAGAAGGCTCTAAAGGATGCCAAGTCTGTTATTATTAAGACTGAGAAAATGGACTCATCTGAAAAGTATGGTCGCATTTTGGGCTGGGTATATATTAATGGTGATACCGTGTCCCTTAATGACATGATGATTAATGATGGCTATGCCTGGGGATATTTAGGTGATACTAAAGTCAAGGATTTTGATGCCCTTGCTAAGGCTAGAAAGAAGTCAGGTAAGTGACTGATCCAGACAAAATCATAGATGACCTAATATCAAATGGTGGTCTAGAGTTTATTGGTATAGATCCAGAGTCTGGAGAGCCCTTATATAGGCCAACAGACATACTAGGAGCCTTAGATCCAAACCTAAGCAGAGAGATGTCTATTTACTTTTCAGAAGTATCTATGCGATTGTGGGAAAAGGGATTTCTAGATATGGACATTACGATTGCTGATCCTTTAGTTAAACTTGCTGAAAAGTCTTTTGATTCAAAAGCAATATCATCTTTAGATAAAGAAGAAAAATTAATAATACAAGAAATAATAAGAGTTCTTTCAGAAAAAAAGTGATACAATGAATACTAGGAGCGTTTATGAATAACTGGTATGGTGCTGCTGGGCTAACTATAACTATCTTATTAGTTTTAGTTACCTATATCTTTGCTTCAAGGGATAAAAGCAGACCAGAGATAGTTAGCCAGTCAATGCTTCTTTATAGGTTTAATAGAAGTAAAGGGTATTCAAGAAAAATAATAAATAAGACGCAGTCAAAAATGCATTATGATAAAACTAATGTAAAGGTTATTATATTAGATAACCAAGCATACTGGATCAAGGATAACATATTTTACAGGGCACCAATAGACGGTCAGTCAATTGACAAAGAGTCTGCAGAACAAGTTGACACGATACACATGGATAAGGTACAATTAGATAAAATGCTATTTATAATGGACAAACTAAGAGAAGGGATTAACGATGAAAGTAGGGGTTCAGGGGACAAGTAGTTTTAATAACTACAATATATTCCTTAGATCAATGGCCGTTGCCCTTTCTGAGTTAGAAGAAGAAGATAAAGATTTTATCATTTATTCTGCAGGGCCAAACAACATAAACATGATGGCTATGGAATTTGCAAACTTATCTGAAAGAGGAATGAAGTCAAGAAAAAAGAACATCAAGTTCTTTAAGGTTAATTCTGAATGGCTAGAAGAAAATATAAAAGATATAAATCATTTTGCTTTTCTTTCTAATCATAAAGAGCCTGTTTCAAAGATTGTTCATTTATCAAAACTAAATAATATAAATACAAACGTATACAACTTTTAAAGTGTGTACATCATCTGTGCAAAGCACACAAGAGAACGGGAATATCATGAAAACAATTAATTCTTTAAGTGTTATGGAATCAATCGTAGCCAACAATAAGCAACTGTCTTGGGATGGATGGACTGTAGTAGAAACATTTCCATCAGAAAAAGCATACTTTTCAAAGTTTGGCATATATAAAAACAATAAGTGGCAAATGAAGAAAGAGTTTATTCCTTCTAGTCAAGGGTGGGAAATTCCAGATAAGTATGTGAAGTAAATGAATAAACATAAATGGAAAGATGATGCAATATGTTTAGATTATGATACAAACTTATTTTTTGATAAGTATGAAGACGATGAGTTGCTTCGTCCAGCAATAGACGCACTATGCTCTTCATGTTCTGTAAGAAAAGAGTGCTTTTCTGTAGGAATATCTGGCAAAGAATGGGGAGTTTGGGGTGGAGTTTATTTAGAAAACGGAGAAGTTTCTAAAGAATTTTCAAGCCACAAGAGTAAAACTGACTGGGGTAAAACTTGGCAGTCTTTGACAATGGAGTAATATGTATACCGATGAAATGAAAAGGGCTTTTAGATCTGTAAATTGCCCTAAAAATTTTTCTTTACAGATCATAGATAATGATCACTTTTTAACAGTAAAGGCTAAAGAAAAAGATTTTATGTCTTTAGAAACAGTTGAGATGAAAAGGGAGGCCATAGAGTATATGATTCGTGTAAAGAAAGCGCTAGAGGATAATGGCGCAATTGTGCTTTTGGTTAGAGAAGGGGGAAAAGAATTATGATAGAGTCAATAGTGGTTGGCGTATTATCATTTTTAACGCTGTTATTTTTATCTTTGTACTTGCTTCAGATTAAAAAAAATCGCACAATCCTTGCAAACACACTTCAACTTTTAATAATGCAACAGTCTATGAATGATGAAAATAAAACAGACAAAGAAAAATCAAACGAGGATTTTTTAAAATTTGTTTCAGATTCTCGTGATTGGGCATATCAGTATATAGAAGATGTTCAAACATCAATAGACAAGTTTATTACTGATGTAGAGCCAGAAATATTATATTTTGATACTTACGGAGATCTTATGGCAGCAGAGCCAAACTATAACTCTATGAAAAAAATATCAGCATCATACAAAGAACTAAGAAAATTGTTGCCAGAACAGGAAGATAATTCTTGAAGTGAATTTTTATTTGTTTACATCTAATTTTAATTTAATGGACAAACTTGAGACTGCAGGGTTTCATGGTGTACTACACACATACAATTCATACCAAAATAATCCTTTTATTAGGATAGCAAAAAATATTAATTCAGAAACAAAAATAAAACATATGGTTGCAATTAGACCCTACACAGTATCTCCTCAATACCTGTGCACAATAAATGATTCATTTGATGAATTTTACCAAGAAAAAAATCCTATTCAAATAAATTTTATAACTGGATGGATTAAAGATAATGAAAAAGATTCTGGTGGTATATTAGGAAGCGTAAATGATTTTTCAGACTTTAAGACAAGGTCTACTTATTTAATAGATTATATAGATATGCTAGAAAGTCTAAATAGAAAAATTCCAGACTATTATATATCTGTAACAAATAATTTTACATTAGAACTTGCTAAAAAATATAACAGTAAAATAATAATTGATCAACTTCATTTTAAAAAAAATAAGTTTAACATTTCTGATAAAAAAGTAATGGTTGTGGTACATGCAAGCAATAGAGATGGATCTTTGAAAGATTATGAAGAAATAAAAAACTTTATTCTTGAGTTGGAGTCTGCGGGTGTAGAAGAGGTAATATTTCCATCTGGAGATCCAGACCTTGAAAAGCACATTATCGGCCTTGTACTGTCACTTAAGAGTAATTAGATCTAGCCACTCATTTGTGGTAGAATAGAGTATGGTCGTCCTCAAGCATACAAAAAATCTTAACTTGTTTATATGTGAAGAAGAGTTGTGCGAGGACGAAAGTACACAGGTATGGGCAAGTTCTGAAAGTAGAATTGTAGACCTGTGTGATCTACACTATAATGAAGCAACAAAAAACAAGGAGAAATAAAATGAACGAACAAATTAAAGCAGTACTAGCGTCATACGGAAGATCAGTTCTTGGTGCAGCAACAGCGTTGTATGCATCTGGAGTAACAGATCCACAGACACTGGCATACTCTTTACTAGGCGCACTGGTGCCCGTTGTATTGAGAGCAGCCAACCCTTCAGACACGGCATTTGGAAGAATGCCTTCAGTTGATGAGGTTGATGCAGCAGTTAAGTCTGCAAAGGTAGTAAAGAAGGCTGCTAAGAAGGCTCCTGCAAAGAAGTCAGCAGCAAAGAAGTAGTAAATTAGATTGGCAGGTCTGTTTATTTGACAGGCCTGCTTTTCTATGTTATAATATTGTTACCTGCCCAATATGGGGGGAATTAACTTATTCGCTTGAAAGGGGAATAACATGGTAACAAAGTACGCTATGGATCTATTTAATGATCCTTTTTTTATTGGCTTTAACAGAG